GAAGACGGCTGCAGCATGGACCGGAAGACGGCTGCAGCATGGACCGGAAGACGGCTGCAGCATGGACCGGAAGACGGCTGCAGCATGTTTTTTCCTTCCTTCCTTTTGTGTTAGGCTATGATTTGCAGGAAAGCTTTTTCTAATTTGAGAACGGCGTAACTAATGAAAATAATAGCTAATGTTTGTAGCATTGTTTTTTCCTTCCTTAAATCGCTTTTTGTGGGCTTTCCCGCCGTGCTTATATGGGATATATAGGCACGGCGGGAAAGCGTTTAAATGGTGTTTTACGCCGTCTTTTGTGCGTCTATGATCGCGGCGACGTCCGAAAGCAAGCTGTCTTTTTTCGCGTCGTAATCCTCTACGGAATGCTTGACGAATAGCACGTAACGATTGACGCTGCACCCCGCGCAGTTTTCGCAATGGTGATCGTCATTTACACCACATTCGCAAACGTGCGGCGTGATTCCGTGCTTTTTCATGGTTTCATACATGTGCAATAATTCCGCGCATGTACCAAAATTGAAACCTAGATTAAACGGTAAAACAGACGGTACAATATTAGCGTTTTGGCAATCGTCGAACAGATTTTCGTATTGTTTCATTTTCGTATACGTCCAAAATTTGACGTTTGGGCATTCCTTTACGATTTCATGCCACATATTCGCGTAAGCAATACTATTTGACGTGTTGAAATCGCCGCTTGCGTGTATCCGTACCATTTCGATCTTGTCCGCCTCTATTTGGGCAAGGATCGCGCTTTTGACGAATGACAGATGGTTTTCGACTAACGTTTGATTAATGCGCATGCTTTCCTTGACGCCTGGAAAATTGAAACATCCTGTTTTGGCGTAGCACCCTTTACAATCACAAACGCATGTCCCTTTTGTTCCCGCCGGCATGGAAAACGTTTTGCATCGTTTTCCTGTCTTTTCGTTTCCGTCTTTCAATAACGGTTTAATGGTTCCAATAGGCGTTACAATGTATCCGCCGTTTTTCGGGATGAATTCAACGTCACGCCGTGCGTAGATGTCTTTTTTCGTGATTCTCATGGTGTAGCCTTCCTTTCGTTTTGTCGTGTGCTTTCGTGCTTTACGAATATTTTCGTATTCATCTATCATTATACGAATATATTCGTAGCTGTCAAGCGTTTTTGCTGATTTTTACGAAAATATTCGTAAACCTGGACGCGCTGCACGCTTGTTTGTTTTGTGTTAACTAGCTATACACGTGCGGGATCATGAACGGCGATTGAATGCCGTTTATCGGTTTGAGTTTGGTAAATGCCTTTTGATCTGTTTTGTTTGGGATCAATAGTTAGTCATGACTAACCACCTGGGGGAAATATGGGGCGGATGCCAGGAGGCGCGGGGTTAGTGGCCAGACCACCCGCCAAAGAAAAAAAGTGCTACGAATATTTTCTAAAAAGTGCTTGACAAGAGAATATATTCGTAGTACCATGTAAGCACAACAGATTAGGAGGTAATCAGAATGACAACGACGGAAGCCCTCAAGGAGATCATGGCAAGGCAGGGGTTGAGCTCCAGTGCCGTGGCTAAGAGGATGGGTGCTAACGTACCGCAGCGGCTCGTCACTGATAGGATCGCAATGAAGAACATCAGCGTTTCAAAGCTGAACGACTTGCTCCGTGTTCTGGACTATCAGATTGTCCTGGTACCCAATACAGAGAGACGGAAGGACTCCTGGTTCGTGATCGACGACGACGGCCTCGCACCTAAAGCGGAAGGTGAGACAAAATGATCTACGGCTATGCGCGTGTTAGCACCCTTAAGCAAGGCAAAGAAGGGAACAGCCTCATCGACCAGGAAGAGAAGCTCCGCGAGGCGGGCTGCCAGGAAATCTACCATGACAGCTACACCGGCACGAAGCTGGACAGACCGGAGTTCACGAAGCTGCTGAACGCTCTTCAGCCCGGAGATACGCTGGTTGTCACCAAGCTGGACAGGTTTGCAAGGAAGGCTGCTGAAGGTGCGTTAACCGTGCAGAATCTGATCAACCGCGGAGTGAACGTCAACATTCTGAACATGGGCCGTGCGGACAACACACCGATGGGAAAGCTGATGGTTCAGATCATGTTTGCCTTTGCCGAGTTTGAGAGGGATATGATCGTGGAGCGTACGCAGACAGGCAAGGCAGTCGCCCAGGCGAATGGCAAGCGGGTGTATGGCCGTCCCGCGGCAACGCTCGACACGTACCCGGACTTCCGATCCATGTACGACGCGCATAAGCGTGGAGAGATTACGATCACGAAGGCGTGTGAAGCGCTTGGCATGTGCAGGGCGACATGGTATAAGCTTGCAGAGGGGATGGTGGCATGAAACGGCACAAGGATGATCCAATTGACGACCTGATCTGGTACGAAGCAGCGCTGGACGAGGACGGGTTCGACTACTGGGTGCTTTTCGGCGACAAAGAGCGGCAGGAACGCGAGGCGCGAGAGGCGAAGAAGCGGCAGAGGAGAGCCGTGGTCAAACCGAAGAAGGAGCTTTCTCCCGGTGCGGCGATCTTCTTCCTGCTGCTTGCCATCTTCCTGATCATTGGGGCCGGGGTCCGTTGAAGCCCCCGGTACGTGATAAAAATGCGTAAATCCGCAAAAATTCTCTGGAATAGAAAAAGCGCAGGATTAACAGAAATCTATTATAAAAAAGCCCCTCCCTGGATGGGGGAGGGAAGAGCCGATGGGCTGTGAGGAATCACAGCCCTGTTTATTTTTGGAGGGAATAGCATGGAAAGGAAACAGCTGGTGGAGCGGATACTGGCGTCAGACCTGACGAACGTGACGAACATCGGATATCTGTTCGACATGGCGAGGAATCTGGACGACCTTTATCTGGCGAAGAGGGCGAGAGCCTGTGCGCTGAAAGCGGTCAGGAGTGATGCACGGGCATATGAGCTCGCGAGGGAGATATATGACTGGCTGGCTACCAGGGACTTTGACAGCTACCTGATCGCTTTGGAGTGGAACAGGAAACCGGAGGAGCGGTTCTACATGCCGCGGAGAAAGCAGCTTAAGGCGGCGGTGGACGGCTTACAGGCGCTGGCGGACGATAATCTGGACGAGCTCTTTATCTCGATGCCGCCGAGGTGTGGAAAGACATCGCTGCTCATGTTCTACATGACGTGGGCGATGGGCAGAGATTCGGAGAAGGCGAACCTGTACTGCGCGTACTCGGACACGATCACAAACGCTTTTTACAATGGTGTGCTGGAGATACTGAACGACCCTGCGACCTACAGGTGGCATGAGATTTTCCCCAACAGTCAGCTGGCTGCGACAAACAGTAAGGACGAGACAATCAACCTGGACAGGAAGAAGCGGTACGCATCTCTGACCTGCCGGTCTTTGTACGGCACGCTGAACGGCGCGGTGGACGCGAACGGCATCCTGATGAGTGATGACCTGCTGTCCGGCATTGAGGAAGCGTTGTCGAAGGACCGGTTGATCACGGCCTGGGGCAAGGTGGACAATAACATGCTGTCGCGTGCAAAGGGCGATTGCAAGATCCTCTGGTGCGGCACGCGGTGGAGTCTGGCTGACCCCATCGGACTGAGGATCGACACCTTGACGAACAACGAGAACTTCAAGAACCGCAGGTACAAGGTCATCAACTTCCCGGCACTGAATGAGCAGGACGAGAGTAACTTTGACTACGACTACGGTGTCGGCTTCAGCACAGAGATTTATAAACAGCGTCGTGCGTCGTTCGAGCGGAATAACGACATGGCAAGCTGGAACGCGCAGTACATGGGCGAACCGATAGAGCGAGAAGGGACGGTCTTCTCGCCGTATGACTTCCGCTACTTTAACGGAGTCCTTCCTGACGACCAGCCGGAGCGCATTTTCATGGCGTGCGACCCCGCATGGGGCGGAGGTGACTTTGTCGCGGCCCCGATCATCGAGAAGTACGGCAATGACCTGTATGTGGTGGACGTGGTGTACGACAACAGCGACAAGCGGGTCACGCAGAAGCTGGTCGTAGACGCCATAGAGAAGTGGAATGTATCTGCGCTCCAGGTGGAAGCGACGAAGACAACGAGGGCGTATGCGGACGATATCGAGGCGATGCTTACGGAGAAGGGCAAGAAGATCAACCTGACCACAAAAGCGGCACCGCAGACGATAGGCGGCAAGACACAGCGCATCTTTGACAAAGCACCGGACATTCGGGAGCGGATGGTCTTCCTGGAGGACGGCAAGCGCAGTAAGGCATACAGCCTGTTCATGCAGAACGTGTTCTCTTTCAAGATGGTGGGCAAGAACAAGAACGATGACGCACCGGACAGCCTGTGCATGGCTATCGACATGGACCAGACGACGAGCTTTAAAACACGAATTATAGATAGACTATGGTAAGATAATATGCGGATAATAAAGCGGATAAAAATGAATAGAAAAATAAGAAATGTACGGAAAATGTATTGACATTATGCTCGTGAGATGGTAGGGTGCAATTGGGATAAAGGATATAGCACCTTTTACGAGAGGAGGTATGCGGATTGGAGCCGATGAGACTGCACGGGCGTCGCCGCATCGTCACAGACTTTGACGAGATCACAGCGTCGAATGTGAAAGAGGCGCTCGGCAAGGCGATGGCGGTTCATGTTCAGAATGAGCAGGAAATCCGCTACCTCGTCCGCTACTACCGCGGCATTCAGCCGATTCAGAATAGAGTGAAGGACGTGCGGCCCGACATCACCTACAACACGGTGATCAACCATGCGTCCGAGATCGTTGCCTTCAAGACGAGCTACCTGCTGTCCGATCCGATTGTCTATATCTCCCGCACACGGGCTGACGAAGACGGCAACGAGGTGTCGGAGAAGGTCAGCCGGGTGAACGACTTTATGCTCCTCGCGGGAAAGACAGCCTGTGACAAGGAGATTGCGGACGACTTCACGATCACAGGTGTGAGCTATCGCAAGGTCGTTGCAAACCCGGGGTATGACGGTGAGGGGACGTGTCCGTTCATCGTGTCCACCCTGAACCCCGCCAAGACCGGAGTGGTGTACAAGAACACTTCTGAAAAGCATTCCGAGCCGGTCTTCGCGTTCACATATATCGACCGGGGAATGAAGCTCGGAAGGGTGACGACGGTCTACACCAAAGACCTGATCTTCACGATTGAGCGCGGCGTGGTTCGCACGGAGGAGAATCCCCTGGGGATGATCCCGATCATCGAGTACGTCAATAACGAGTTCCGCATGGGCGCGTTTGAGCCGGTTATTGACATGCTGAATGACGCGAACGTGCTGGAGAGCAACCGCATTGAGGCGACGGAACAGAACGTGCAGAGCCTGATGTGGTTCAACGACGTGGATCTCGACGAGGAACAGGTCGAACGCCTGCGGGAGAAGCCGAGCGCGTTTGTGTTTACCAGGACGATCAAGGACTCGGTTGCACCGAACATCAAGAACATCGTCGTGGACCTTCAGCAGGCCGACCAGCAGGTGCTGGCAAACGACTTGTACAAGAAGATGCTGACTATCGTCGGCATGCCGTCCACCGGTGACGGCAACACAGCGGACAGCTCGAACAACGGCTCGACCATTGTCAGAAACGGCTGGCAGCACGCCGAGGCACGGGCAAAGGATACGGAGACGCTGTGGCAGAGGAGTGACAGACGCTTCCTGGAAGCGGTGATCCGCATCAGCGATGCGCTGCTTGCGGAGCGTGGACTGCCGAGGCTGGAGCTTCGGGCTGACGAGATTGTCGGCAAATTTACCCGCCGTTATTACGAGGATGTCATGACGAAGGCCACGGTGCTGACCACCCTGCTGGGAAGCCCGAAGGTGCATCCGCGGATTGCTTATCAGGTCAGCGGTATGGTGCCTGACCCCGAGGAAGCATACGAGCAGGGCATGAAATGGTATGAAGAGCAGATTGCGCAGGCAATCGCAATGGGAACAGAGGTAGCGGATACATCGAATTCGTACTACCGGCGGAGGTATGGGTATGGAAGTGGACGTGAGGCAGTGGCCGGAACTGCTGGATCTTCTGTCCAAGGAACTGTCGGCTCACAATACAGTCGAACTGAAGTTCGAACGGGATCGACAGACGGGGCAGGACAAGGTGGTTCTGATCAGGATTGACCGGAAGGTCAAGACCCAAGAGTATATAACTGAGCGACGTCCCTGAGTGGGGGATGGAGACAGCCGATGGGCTATGAGCGGTGCAGACCGTTTATAGCCCTTTTTCTTTAGGATTTCAGCCGGTAACGGCTTTGAAATAGCACGCAGAGAAGCGTGGGTAAACAATTCGCAGAAATCGTGCGGAGATGCACGTTAAAAGCGCAGGAGGGGTTTATGGATACCAGCAAAATCGCGGGATACGCGGAGATGACGGCAGAACAGAAGATTGCGGCGCTTGAGGGTTATGAGCCCGAAGGACCCGATCTGTCCGGGTACGTGAAGAAGGAGCTTCTGGATAAGGCGGCGTCTGAGGCTGCTGGCTATAAGAAGCAGCTTCGGGAAAAGATGACAGCTGACGAGGCCGCAGAGGCTGATCGGCTGGCTAAACAGCAGGAGTTCGAAGACAAGTACAAGGACCTGGAAGCCAAGTACAACACGCTCCAGCAGCAGAACGTCATCGCCGAGTACAAAGGCAAACTTGTCGGGCTCGGATACGAAGAGAAGCTTGCTGCGGCTACCGCGAAAGCGATGGCTGAAGGCGATATGCAGACGGTATTCGCAAACCAGGCGAAGTTTATGGAAGCGCAGGAGAAGGCGCGGAAAGCCGAGGCTTTGAAGAAGATGGGCGGTTCTTCAAACGGTGGCGGCGAGGATGACGGTGGGGATGACCTGAACGACCCGGTGGCTTTGGCCAAGGCACTGGGTAAAGCGAAGGCAGAATCCGGTAAGGGGACCGTGGACATCCTGAATCAGTATACGCTCAAGTGATTAAGGAGATGAAAAGCGATGATTTATCAGAAGACTGAAGTCGGCGGGACTGTTGAGATTCTCGCCGCTGATGAATTCAAGGCGATCCCGATCAAGCTGGCGGCTACGTCCGGCGGGGTTAAAGGGGG